ATGGGCCTCGCAGCGGTGCACATCCGTGGCGACCGCGAGACCCTCACCCAGGCATGGGTGGTCCGGACCGAGCTGAGCTCTCGCAAGCTCGGCGTCCGCTCCGGTGACGACTCCTGTCGCCGCGCTCGGGAGCTCGCCGCCGCGGTCGAGCTCGCGATCCAGACACACTCCCCAGCGGCGATCGCCATCGAGTCCCCCAGCTGGCCCCGCAGCGCCGGAGTCGCCGCCAAGATGGGCATCGCGTTCGGTATCGTGTTCGCCCTCGCAGAGAAGCATCGCCTACCGCTGGTAATGGCCAGCCCGCAGGAGGTGAAGAAGGCCCTATGCGGGTCCAAGACCGCGACCAAGGACGAGATCATCCTGGCCGTGGAATCGCGCTTCCCCGACATCGTCTGGCCGAAGCAGAAGACGCTGTGGGAGCACGCCGCGGACGCGTGCGCTGTCGTGGTCGCCTGCCTCGACTCGCCCGCGCTCCAGATGGCCCGCAGGCTCTCCGCGCCCGGTGAACGGCGGCGGGACCCGGAGGCCGCGTGAAGCCCGAGCCCGAGCAGCCCCCGACGCGCCTGGTGTACCTGAAGCACCTCCGGCGCCACCTGTCCGAGCAGGTCGCCCACGAGCAGGCCGCCGAGCCCGCTTCGGCCTCGCGCGCCGCGTGGCTCCTCCGCTGGTCCCACCTGCTCATTCCCAGGAGGAAAGTCCGATGAGCCTGTCAGGTCCAAGTTTCGCCACCGAGCAGAGCAACGGCATCACCATCGCGGTGAGGATCCGGGAGGTCTTCGCCGACGCCGACGCGCGCCGGATGAGAGAGCTCGACCGCGCAATCCGCGCCGGCCACGGCTCTACCGAGCCCCGCAACATCCCCTGGGACAACCTGTCCGGACTGCCCGAGGCGAAGCCGGCGCCGAAGGAGGACGCCCGCCGCGGTGGACGGGAGTCGCGCAAGACCGCCCCTGCGAGACGCTTCGCGCGCCGCTGCACCTGCGGCCGGCCGATCCGGAAGCGTCGCGACAGCCAGCCCAAGGAGGTGTGCTCGATCTGCGAGAGGGCCTACCCCGTCAACAAGGTCTGCGCCGAACGGTGACCAGGGCGCGCACCCGAGTCCACCCCAGCCAGCTCTCACTGTGGGTCGTGATGGCGGACGGCCGGTGGACGAAGTGGCGGGGACGAGATCCGACCTCGTTCCCCTGCATCGGTTGCGCGCGCCACCAGGTGAAGACGAAGCACACCTACTGCCGAACGTGCCGTGAACGACTGGAGCGGAACCAGCCCGTAGACTTGGACGAGTACGTGAGCAAAGCCGAAGTCATGCGGTTGCGAAAGACGATGCCGGGAGAGTGGGAGTTTTGACCGATGGCTCAGAATAGCGACGGATCAGCAAAGAAGCGGCGCCGTGGACCAGGCCGCCCGTTCCTCCCCGGCCAGTCGGGCAACCCGGGAGGAAGACCCGCGTCGAAGGAACTCGCCCAGCGCATCGCGGCCGAGACGAGCGGCGGGGTGGACCTCGTTGACTTCACACTCAAGGTCATGCGCGCCAACGTGAAGGGCTTCGAGTGGGTGGCGATGAAGGAAAGGCAGCGCGCCCGGGACTGGCTCGCTGATCGACTCTGGGGCAAGGCGCAGCAGGTCGTCACCTTGGCCGACGAGGACGGCAACGCGGTGCTCAAGAGCGTCGCGATCGAGTTCGTGACCCCCGCGAAGCCGGAGCAGCCCAAGTGATCCCGCACGCCGTCCGGAGGGCGCGCGAGCGGCTCGGAATCGACGACGGTCTGCGCGAGGTCTCGGCCCTCAAGGCGGCGGTGCTCCAGGGCCGCGCGAAGTTCCTGCGCCCCGGGCGCGGATGTCGCTCGATCTGGCGTGCCCGCGTGGACGGCATGTGGGTGATCTTCGTCTGGCAAGAGGACGTTCGGCGGGTGATCACCGTGCTCGAAGGGCGCGGGGCGCGGTCGCACGATGAGGAACGGGAGCGGAAGGGCAAGAATCACCGCCGGGTGACGAGGAGCGGGATCGCCCGGTGAACGTCCAGCTCCCCGAGAAGCTGCGCGTCCTGTTTGAGCCGCACCGGTACAAGGTGCTCTACGGCGGGCGCGGCGGCGCCAAGTCCTGGGGCGTCGCCCGCGTGCTGCTCCTCCTGGCCGCGAGCCGTTGCCTGCGGGTCCTCTGCACGCGGGAGTTCCAGGTCTCGATCGAGGACTCGGTTCACAAGCTATTGGGCGACCAGATCGAGACGCTCGGGTTGTCGTCGTTCTACGAGGTCCAAAAGAACACAATCACCGGACGTAACGGGTCGGTTTTCATCTTCAAGGGGCTGCGCGATAACGTCAGCAAGCACAAGTCGATGGAGGGGATCGACATCGTCTGGTGCGAGGAGGCCGAGACCATCAGTAAGGGATCCTGGGAGACCTTGATCCCGACCATCCGCAAGCCGGGCTCCGAGATCTGGATCACCTTCAACCCGCGCGAGCCCACCGACCCGACCTGGGTTCGGTTCGGTCCCGAGGAGAAGGACGAGGCCGGCAAGGTCGTGCGCGGGCCTCCGCCGGGCTCGGTGGTCGTCGAGATGTCCTGGCGCGACAACGCCTGGTTGCCGGCCGAGCTGGTGGCGGAAAAGGACTACCTCTACCGGATCGACCCCGAGGCCGCGGCGCACGTCTGGGACGGCAAGTTCAGGCGGAAGAGCAAGGCGTCCGTGCTCCGCGGGCGCTGGCGTGTCGAGCGGTTCGAGATCGACTCGACATGGCTCGGCCCGTACCAGGGCGCCGACTGGGGTTTCGCGAACGACCCGACCGCGCTCGTGCGGCTCTACGTCCGCCCCCCGGTGTTGGACGGGCCAAAGATCGTGCGCGGCGCGGGGCTCTTCGTGCGTCACGAGGCGTGGGGCATCGGCGTGGACCTGGACTTCACCCCGGAGCTGTTCGACCGAGTGCCCGATGCGCGGAAGTACGTCACCCGCGCGGACTCGGCCCGGCCCGAGACGATCTCGCATATGCAGCGGCACGGCTACCCGCGCGTCCAGGCCGCAGAGAAGGGGCCTGGCTCGGTCGAGGACGGCGTGACGCACCTCCAGGGCTACGAGGAGATCGTCATCCACCCGGACTGCCCGCACACCGCCGAGGAGGCGCGCCTCTGGGCGTTCAAGACGGACAAGCTCACCGGCGACGTGCTGCCTGACCTCATCGACAAGCACAACCACACGTGGGACGCGGCTCGGTACGCGCTGGAACCGTTGATGAAGCAGAGCGGGAAGGGCCTGCTCGACTTCTACAAAGCCATGGCAGCTGCGGCGCTGGCCGCGAAGCAGGCGCAGGCGAAGTGACCCGATCCGCGTCGGGACCTACCCTGGCCCGAGGAGGTAGAGCATGGCGACGCCGAAGGGCGGTACACCCATTGACAAGCCGATGATCGACCGCGTGAGCGGCGCGCTGGGTGCGGCGGGGAAGGGCGTGCGCCAGCTCATTGCCGGCGTGACTGAAGCGTGGTTCGGGCCTCTCCAGCCGATGCAGCCCGTGGCCCAGGCCGAGGCCCACGGCCGCGCCCTCGACTACCCCGTTGGCTGGAACCTGTCGTCGAAGCCGCGGGGCGAGTCGGGCGCCGGCTCCGTGGACTTCGCGACGCTTCGCCGGCTGGCCGACCCTGGCCAGGGTGGGCTCGACCTCATGCGCGTCGCGATCGAGACGCGCAAGGACGAGATGGCCGCGCAGAAGTACGGCATTCGACCCAGGGTGGACAAGCGCGAGCAGGCCCGGAAGCGGCAGGCCGTACACCAGAAGCAAAAAGCCGACCTGGAGGCGAAGCAGGCCGACAACGCGAAGGCCCAGGCCGAAGCCCAGGCCGCGGCCATCGGCAAGGCCGACCTGGGCGCCGACGCCGTAGAGCTCCCGCCGGAGTCGCCGCAAGACAAGCGCGCGCGCGAGGTCGAGGAGGCGCTCCGGAGCCCGGATCTCGTTCACACGTTCCAGCAGTGGCAACGGATGCTCCTGGAGGACCTGCTCGTCATCGACGCCCCCACGCTCTACGTCGGGCGCAACCGGCCGGGCGGCGTCGGCAAGCTGCCGGAGGTGATGGACGGGGCCACGGTCAAAGTGCTCATCGACGGCAACGGCCGCCGACCTCTCCCGCCGAGCCCTGCCTACCAGCAGCAGCTCAAGGGGATGCCTGCCACCGACTACACGCTCGACGAGCTGATCCAGATGCCGCGCAACCTGCGGTCGGATCACGTCTACGGCTACTCGCCGGTCGAGCAGGTGATCACGACCGTCAACATCGCGCTGCGCCGGCAGCTCATGCAGCTCATGCACTACACCGAGGGGAACATCCCCGAGGCGTTCATCCCGACGCCGGCCGAGTGGTCGCTCGACCAGGTGAAGATGTTCCAGGAATACTGGGACTCGGTGCTCGAAGGGAACGAGGCTGCGCGCCGGCATGCGAAATTCGTCCCGGCCGGCGTCGCGCCGATCTTCACCCACGACCCGAAGCTCAAGGACGACTTCGACGACTGGCTCGCCAGGATCGTGTGCTGGGCGTTCAGCCTCTCGCCGCAGGCCCTGGTCAAGGAGATGAACCGGGCCACGGCGCAGACGAGCAAGCAGACCAGCCAAGAGCAGGGCCTGGAGCCGCTCAAGCTCTGGTGGAAAGATCTGATGGACCTGGTCTTGGCAAAAACGTTCGGCGCGCCTGACCTGGAGTTCGTCTACGAGGACGAGGAGATCGCCGACCCGCTGGTGAAGGCGCAGGTGTTCCAGATCGCCACCGGCGGCAAGGCGTGGGCGCGACCGAGCGAGGCCCGGGATGCCTACGGCTGGGAGCCCGACGCCGAGCTCGACCTCCCGCCGGCGCCGCCGCCCGGTCTTCCTCCCCCGGGCTCTCCTCCGAAGCCTGGCGGGCCGCCGGAGAAGGGCGACGACGGCGCCGCCGAGAAGGTGATGCAGCTCATCGAGCACGCGCTGGAGAAGAGCGGCCGGCGGGTGTTCGTGCCGAAGACGATGAAGCGGGCCTGACGTGCTCCTCGAGGCCATCGACCACGATCGCGAGCAGATCCGCGCCGTCCGCGCGAAGCTGCACAAGTCGGCCGGCAAGTTCTTCTCCGCGCTCCGGGAGACCGTCGTCTCGCGCGTGCGGGGCGCCGCGCACAAGCTCGCGAAGGGGATGGGCGAGGAGGACGACAAGGACTGGCCGATCGCGGGGACCGACTGGAGCCCGCTTCAGGACGCGATCCGGCACGCGGCGGAGGAGGCCGCGAAGGACGGCGCGGCCGAGGCGCTGGACCAGGTTGGCGCCGACGATCTCGACGCCATGCTCCACCAAGCGAACGAGCGCGCCGTGTCGTGGGCAGAGCAGCGCGCCGCCGAGTCGGTGACCCAGATCGACGAGACCACCCGCGAGAAGATCCGGGACGCCATCAAGGCGGGGATCGAGGATGGCCAGTCGATGGACCAGGTGGCCGAGGCGCTCCAGGAGTCGTTCTGGCTGAGCGACTCGCGCGCCGAGACCATCGCGCGCACCGAGACCGCCGAGGCCGACATCGAGGGGAACAAGGCGGGTTGGAAGGTGTCGGGCGTCGTGGCCGGCAAGGAGTGGATCACCAGCAAGACCGATCCCTGCTCGGACTGCGCCGCGCTGGACGGCCAGGTGGTCCCGCTGGATCAGGAGTTCCCCGAGGGCGATCCCCCGCTACACCCGCGCTGCGAGTGCGACCTCTTGCCGGTGCTCGCCGAGGACGATGGCGAGGAAGATTGACGCCTAACGTACCGGTCCGGAGCCTGAGCGCGTGGAGGTTGCGCGCGTGCAGCTCAAGCGAGTCTACGGCGAGATCAGCAAGGTCGAGGAACTAGACGATGGCACGCTCATCGTCGAGGGCGTCGCCTCGTCTGAGGCTGTGGACTCCGAAGGGGAGACCATCCTCGCCGACGCCATGCGCGAGGCGCTCCCCGATTACCTCAAGTTCGGCGCGATCCGGGAGATGCATCAGCCGACCGTTGCCGCCGGCACCGCCATCTCCGCCGAGGTCCGAGAAGACGGCAAGACTTACCTGAAGTCGCACGTCGTCGATCCGGTCGCCGTCAAGAAGGTGTTGGCGGGCGTCTACAAGGGCTTCTCGATCGGCGGCAAAGTGCTGGAGCGCTTGGGCAAGATCATCAAGCGCCTGCTCCTGGTGGAAATCAGCCTCGTTGATCGCCCCGCCAACCCTGAAGCCCTTTTCCAGCTCGTGAAGATGGAGGCCGCAATGCCGGAAGCCGATCCTGTCGCGCCCGCAGCTGACCCCGTGAAGGCCGCCGAGACGCCGGCCGCAGCGCCTGCCCCTGTCGTCCCCGCGCCCGCTGCTCCCGTCGAGCCGGTGCAGCCGAGCGCTCCCGCCACCGAGCCCGTCACCAAGGGCATGGCGGCCTACGACGCCGGGTGCGCCATCGACGCGATCATTCAGCTCCAGTACCTGCTCTCGAAGGAGCAGGGCGAGGACCACCCCGAGGCCGCTGCACAGCTCGCCGCGCTCGACGCCGCGATCAGGGCGCTCAAGACGTTCGTGGCCAGCGAGATCCAGGAGTCCGACCCCGAGTCGGTGACGATGGCCGACAAGGTCGCCAAGGCCGTCGCCGGCTTCGAGGCGCTCAAGGCGCCGCGCCCGATCGCGAAGGCCGGCGCCAAGTTCTCGAAGGCCACGAAGGCCGCGCTCGCTGCCGTCCACGACAAGATCGACGCCTGCTCGAAGGCGATGGGCGACCTCGGCTACAAGACCGCCGACGACGACGTGAGTTCTGCGGACGCGGGCGGCGACCTCCAGAAGCGCATGGGCGAACAGACCGAACTGTTGGAGAAGGCCGACGCCGCGCTGAAAGACCTGCTCGCCAAGAACGGCGACCTCTCGACGCGACTCACGAAGGCCGAGCAGGACCTGGCCGAGCGAAAGGGAGCCCTCAAAGCCGTGCCGGTGGAGAAGTCGCAGGACCGCGGCTCGGTTTCGGCGGTGGAGAAGGGCGGAGGCGAGGAGGAGGACTCCGTGTCTCTGGTGAAGCGGGCGCAGTCGGCGCCCGTACCGTTTGCACAGTTCGTCAACAGGTCCCGATAACCGGGTCCAGCGAGGAGCAGTCACATGGGTGGCATCAGCGAAACTCTGGACCTGGTGAAGCAGGCCCAGGCCGCGCCCTCTGAGGCGCTGCAGAAGTCCTTCACCCAGGCGACGGGGCTCGTCGCGTACGACCTGGAGGCGGGCGCCAAAAAGCTGTATCCGGTGCTCACCCCGCTCCGGAACATGATCGGACGAGTGAAGGGGGCGGGCGACACGGCCACGCGCTGGAAGGCGATCACCGCGATCAACACGAACAACTCGCACCCGGGCGTGTCGGAAGGAAACCGAGGCCAGGTCATCACCGAGACGGTGACCTCCTACACCGCGCCGTACATCGGGATCGGCCTGGAGAACGCCGTCACCTTCGAGGCCGACTACGCGGCCCAGGGCTTCGACGACGCGAAGGCTCGCGCGGCCGAGTCGCTGCTCCGCTCGGTGATGATCCAGGAAGAGCGCATGATCCTGGGCGGCAACGGGTCGATGGCCCTCGGTACGACCCCGACTCCCACTGTCGCCAACAGCGGTTCCGGCGGGACGGTCGCGGCCGGCACCTACGACGTGATCGCGGTGGCGATGACGTTCGACGCCTTCAAGCGATGCTCGGTCGCGGGTGGACTCTCGGGCACCATCAGCAAGACGAACGCGGACGGCTCGACCGACTCCATCCCGGGCGGCATCGCGCAGAAGAGTGCGGCCTCCTCCGGGACCACCACCAGCGGCTCCACGTCGAGCATCACGGCGACGGTGGCGGCGGTGCAGGGCGCGGTGGCCTATGCCTGGTACGTCGGGACGTCCGGCGCTGAGCGGCTCTCGCAGATCACCTACATCAACAGCGCGCTGATCACCTCGATCCCTGGCTCCTCCCAGCTCGCCTCGGCGCTCCCCTCCGCGGACAACAGCGCTCAGACGAACTTCGCTTTCGACGGCCTCCTGACCTTCGCCCTCAAGAGCGGCACGGGCGCGACCGTCATCACCCAGGCGACCGGCACGGCCGGCACTGGCACCGGGCTCACCGGCGACGGCAAGGCTGGCATCAGCGAGTTCGACCAGATCCTCGGCCTGCTCTGGGACAACTACAAGCTGCAGCCCGACGCGATGTGGCTGCACCGCATCGACCTGATCAACCTCAGCAAGAAGATCATCCAGAACGGCACCACGCCGGTCTTCCGCTTCAACGTCCAGGGCAACGGCAGCGCCACCGGCCAGGGCTCCATCGTCGGCGGCTCGGTGGTGAACGAGTACCTCTCGCCGATCGACGAGCGGGTCATCCCGATGAAGATCCACCCGGACGCGGTCCCGGGCACGATCCTTTTCACGACCAAGGAGCTGCCGTACCCCACGTCGAACATCGGGGACGTGTTCAGGATCAAGACCCGGCGCGAGTACTACCAGCTCGAGTGGCCGCTCCGCTCCCGCAAGTACGAGTACGGCGTCTACGCGGACGAGGTGCTCCAGCACTACGCCCCGTTCTCGCTGGCCGCGCTGACCAACGTCGGCGCCAGCTAGTAGCGCCTGCGGTCCATGAACCGAGGGGCCGGCGCGGCGATGAGCTCGCCGGCCCCGATTCACAAGGAGACGCGGCATGGAGACGATGGTCAGGATGGTCGGTGAGGCGTCGTCGATCGGCTTCGCCGGTGGCGAGGAGATCAGGCCGGATGAGGCGGGCGTCTTCGCCGTTCCGGCCGAGCACATCGAGACCGCGCGCTCGCACGGCCTCCGCGAGGCACCTGCTGCGGCCGAGGTCGCGTCGCAGGAGCTGATCCCGGCCCAGGAGAGCCCGCCAGAAGAGGATCCCGCCGCGGCCCAGGGTGAGCCCCAGGCGGACCAGCAGCGTCGCGGGAAGCGGGGGCGGTAAGTGGGGTTCGGGCAGCCGACAGACCTGTGCTCGATCGAGGCGGTGACCTCGATCTTGGGACAGGTTATGCCCGGAGCCATGGACGAGCTCGCCACGCTCATCGCGGCCTGCTCGACCTACGTCCGGAACTTCTGCTCGCGCGACTTCATCACCACCACCTACCCCGAGCTTCGAGACGGCACCGGGACGCGTTCCCTGTCGCTCTCCCAATACCCCGTGGCCGCGGTGGCCTCGGTGGTCATCGACGGCATCCCGCGCAGCCCGCGCGCGCAGATGGGCGACGGTGGGTGGATCCTGTCGCCGCCGAACATGCTGCGCCTGGACGGCGGCACGTTCAACCCGGGGACGGCGAACGTCCTCGTGACCTACACGGCCGGCTGGCCCCAGGCCCAGCTCCCCGCCGACCTCTCCCGCGCCATCGCCGAGACCGTGGTCCTGCGCTGGCGGGAGCGCGGTCGCATCGGCGACAAAAGCAAGACCGTCTCGGTGGCCGGCGGGAGCGAGACCGTCGAGTTCACGCTGACCGACTTCCCTCCATTCGCCAAGGCGGTGATCGCCCGGTACCAGCAGGTGATGCCGGTATGAGCGAGGTCACCATCCACGTGCGCGGACTCGACCAGGTGCGGAAGCGCCTGGAGGCCGGCCCCGACAAGGTCGCGAACCGGCTGCGGCGTGTGACGCTCCGGCTCGCCATCGAGGCGCAGCGCAAGGTGAAGTCAGAGAAGCTCTCCGGGCAGATGCTCGGCGTGAAGACCGGCACGCTCCGGCGCAGCATCAACGCGAAGGCCTACGAGCAGGGCGACACCATCGGCGCCAGCACCGGGACCAACCTCGTCTACGGCCGCGCCTGGCATCAGGGAATGGTGCGCCTGTTCGCCACTGGTGGCATCGGGGGTCGGATGCCAGGGCGGACCAGGAGCCAGGCCGCGAAGCAGCGGCACCGGGACACGGCGAAGGCGAGGCCGTTCCTCGCGTCCGTGCTCGACGAAATGAAGGACCGCGCCAGGGAGCAGATGCTGGCCGCGGTCAAGGGGGCCGTCTAATGGGCGCATCCCTCGACCGCGAGCCGATCGCCGCCGCTCTGGCTGCGCGGCTGACCGCGCTCTGCCCGTCGCTCAAGGGTGTACGCCGGAAGTGGATCCCCGTGACGGATCTCGACGGCGTGGACCAGCCGCTCGCGATCGTGTCGGAGGGCTCCCAGTCGGGCCAGATCTTCCGCGGCAAGCCGGCTGCCTGGACGATCACCTTCCCCGTGACCCTCTACTGCCGCGCGGCCGAAGGTGACGACACGCCACCCTCTACTCTGCTCAACGCGCTCACCAAAGAGATCGAGGACGCGCTGGAGCGCCAAAGCAACGAGCCGGTCACCGACGCGACCGACACCTACGCGACGAACCTTGGCCTGTCCTGCGTCGTCGCCTGCCGGCTGACCTCGGTCGAGACGGACGAAGGAATCCTGACCCCGCAGGCATGGGCTCAGCTGGCGATCGAAGTCGTGGCGGTGCCCAAGTAGGGAGGAACGCATGCCGGACAGTGAATCGACCACCGAGGAGACCGCGCCGGCGCCGAGCAGCGCGCCGATCGTGGGGGACTGGTTCGTCCAGTGGTTCCACGGCGCAGACCTCCCCACCCACCTCTTCAACCGCTTCCAGGACGCGAAGCAAGACCTCATTCGGCGGCTGGACGCCGCGCACAAGGAGTAAGGCACCATGGCTCTCGAATTCGGACTCGGACAGGTCGTCGCGATCCCCTCCGGCACCAACGTCACGCCGATCCCGCTGTACCTCCTCACCGAGGTGTCGATCGACATCTCCTACAAGTCCACCTCGTTCCGCGGGCCGTACCAGTTCCCGCTCGAGACGGTGCTGGGCGAGGGCGACATCAAGATCAAGGCGAAGCCGGGCGACGGGCGCGCGGCCCTCGTCTCCGCCGTGCTCCAGGGCTCGACGGCCGCCGCCGGCACGGTGCGCGGGGTTCAGGGCGAGGCTGGTACCATCCCCGGCACGCCCTACCAGGTGACGGTGTCCCAGAGCGCCACCTTCTCCGAGGATCTGGGGGTGCTCGACCTGACCGCCAACAAGTGGCTCACGCGCGTCGCGAGCGCTCCGGCCACGGGTCAGTACAGCGTCTCGGCCGGCGTCTACACGTTCGCGGCGGCCGACACGACCCACAACCTCTCGATCAACTACAGCTACACCAGCGCCGCCAACGGCCAGACGATCACGCTGAACAACCAGCTCGTCGGCACCACCACGACCTTCGGCATGCGGGTCTACAACGTGAACACCGTGAGCGGGGCCACCCGTTACTTCGGGTTCTACTTCCCTCGCGTACTGATCCCGAAGCTGGGTCTCGGCTGGAAGCCGAACGCCTACCGCGATCAGAGCATCGAGGCGGAGGCCATGCAGGACTCCGCCAGCCAGCTCGTGTTCAAGCCGTACATGCAGGAGTGAGGATCCGATGCTGCGCACGAAGTCGGTCGAGGTCGCGGGGCAGAAGTTCACGATCGGGAACCTGACGCTCGGGGTTCAGCGGCGGTTCAATGAGGGCCTCGACCGAATTCGGGCCGATCCTCGGAAGGCCGTCGAGTCGGGCATCACGATGCAGGCGCTCTATCAGGAGATCCTGATCGCGTCGCTGCGGCGGGTCGATCCTGCCGTGACCATTGATGCGCTCGACGCGCTCGACCTCGACGACCTCGTGGGGCTCTTCAACGCGGTGGTCGCCTGGACGGGCGACGTGCTCGGCAAGGAGAGCGACGCGGGGGAAATGCCGAGCCCCTGAGCTGGCCGGAGCTCTTCGGGTTCGTGATCGCGGAAACCGGCTGGACGCCCAAGGTGGTCTCGGAAGAGACCGACCTGGACGACGTACGAGACCTGGACGCGTGGCGCCAGCGACAGGCGAGGGCTGCCAGCAAGGCGCAGTCCGGTGACGGCCCCAACTCCACCCCGGAGACCATGGAGGAACTCCAGGCCTTCGCTGATGCGTTCCACGCGAACACAAAGAGGCCGACCCCGTGAGCGTCGAGACCGGCGACACCATCGCGATCAAGTTCGAGGCGGATGTCGCCGATCTCCGCTCCGGGATGGCCGCGGCGGCTGGCGATGTCGGCACCGGCGCGGCAGCCATCGGCAGCGCAGCCAAGAGCGCCGAGGGCGGCGTCGGAGGGCTCGCCGAGGCGCTGCGGGAACACTCGGCCGAAGCGCGCACGTCGATGCGGACGGCCTCGCTCCTGTCGCGTGAGTTCGACTTCCTCGGCGCATCGGCGAAGGGCCTGAGCGGAAAAGTGCTGGAGGTCGGCGCCGCGTTCGCGCTCGGTGGATTCGTGGGCGCGGCCATCCCGGCGATCGGCCTGGTGATCGAGGCGTTCGAGAAACTCTCCGGATCGGCGGAGAAGCTCGAAAAGATCAAGATCAAGATTGAGACGCAGGGTCTCAAGGAGGCCGAGGACGCGCTGACTGACCTCAACGCGGAGAAGATGCGCGCGGCCGGCGCGACCGACAAGGAGATCGCTCAGTACCGCGCCATGCGTGGCGACGCGGACGCGACCAGAGAGATCAAGGCCAAGCAGCAGCCGATCGAGGACGAGATCGTTCGCCTCGCGGCGCGGCGCGCAGGCATCGAGGCGACGATCCAGGGCCTCGGCGCCTCCGACGTGAAGCGGCACAAGGATCTCCAGGAGGCCGCGGACGCCTACAACGGCAAGATCGATACCCTCCGGAAGAAGTGGCAGGACATCCAGGACACGATCGACGAGATCCACGAGAAGCGACAGGACACGGCGGCGACTCAGGCTGAAACCAAGGGTATCACCGAGGGGATCCAGGCCCAGGAAGCGGCGGAGCGCAAGGCCGACGCGGAGGAGAACCGGCGTCGCGAGGAGCAAGCCAAGCTCGACGAGAAGTACGGCAAGAAACAGGTCGAGGAGGCCAACAAGGCAGCCATGGCGCTCGCCGAAGTACAGGGCAAGGCGGCGCAGAAGCTCCGAGAGGAGCAGAAGAAAGAGCAAAACGAGGAATTCCTCGGGCGCGTCGAGTTCTACAACCGCGAGACCAAGGAGGCCGAGAAGGCGGCGGAGAAGGCCGCGCAGGCGGGAATGAGCCTGGGCCGCACGGTCGGCAAGACGATCGGCGACTCGTTCGCGGGAGTCATCAACGGAACCAAGTCGGTCGGGGATGCCTTCGTTTCGCTGGCCGATGTGGCGGTTGATGCCGTCGTGGACATGGTGACCAAGCAGGTCGAGGCCTACGCGATCCAGGCCGCGGCGGGGGCGGCGGCGGCCGAGAGCCCGATCCCGATCGTCGGCCCAGCGCTCGCGGTCGCGGCGGCCGTAGCGATGGGGGCCATGGTCAAGGGCCTGCTCTCGGGGCTCACGAAGCGCGAGGCGGGCGGTCCGGTCAGCTCCGGCACGTCGTACCTCGTTGGCGAGAGGGGTCCGGAGGTGTTCACGCCCGGAGCGAGCGGGGCGATCACCCCGAATCACGCGCTCGGGGGCGGGGGCGGGGATATGCACGTCCATATTCACACGCCGGACCCCGGCAGCTTCGAGCGGTGGCTCAAGAAGAACCGCGGCTCCCTCGCGAAGGTGCAGCGCATGAACGCCCGTGACGGGAGGTAGCCATGGCCGCATTCCCAACCTTCATCGCGCTCAAGATCAACGTGAAGTACACGGTTAGTTTTGCCACCGAAGTGCAGGCCGCAAAGAGCCTAAAGGAGACCCGCACCAGCTACACGCCCACGGCGGTGCGGCGCTGGGAACTGGAGATCGACCGGCTCTCGGAGAACGACCCGGTGCAAGGGAACGAGCTGAACACGCTGCTCGCATTCTTCGCGGCGCGGCGCGGCCGTTACGATGCCTTCACCTTCACCGACCCGATCAGCAACTCCTCCGTGAACGTCCGTTTCGACACGGATGAACTCAAAGTGCAGCGAGTGGTTAACCAACGGTGGCAGGTATCGAGCCTCCCGCTCATCGAGGTGATCTGATGAAGCCGAACGCGGCGACCGTCACGTTCTGGGGAACGAACGCGGAGGGGCTCCGGGCCGACCTCTACACCGTCACCCTGGCGACCTCTCCGTCGAGCCCGCTCTACTGGACCAACTATCAGACCGATCTGGTCGTGAACACGCACACCTTCGTCGCCGGGCCCAGCCCCTCGGCGCCCGGGATCACCCGCGGCACCGTGCGCCGGGTGCTCGGCATCGAGACGCAGCCGCTCGACCTGGAGCTCCAGGTCAGCCCCTCGGTCCTCCTGGGCGGTCGCCCGATGGCCCAGGCCGCGGCGGAGGGGGTGCTTTACAACGCGCTGGTGAAGCTCGAGGTCATCGTCATGCCCACGCCCGGGGATCTCTCCCTGGGCTCGACCTGGTGGTTCGAGGGGTACGTCGCGGACGTGACCGCGTCGGCGACCTCGATCAGGGTCACCGTGAAGTCGCTCCTCGAGCGGCTCAACGTCCAGATGCCGCGGCGCCTCATCGAGCCGGCCTGCCCCTACACCTTCTGCGGGGCCGCGTGCGGGCTCTCGGCGGCGACCGTGACGGACACGCGCACGATCCAGATCGGGATCGGTTCCTCGGCCTCGTACGTCAAGATCGACGGCTCCCACCCTGACGGCTTCTACAACCTCGGGGTCATCACGTTCACGAGCGGCACCCTGCTCGGGATTCGGCGCCAGATCACCGGCCATTCCGGGGGGGCGCTCAACCTCTCGCCGCCGCTCCCGAGGCGGCCGAGCGCGGGCGACACGGCGAGCATCATGCAGGGGTGCGCGAAGACGATGGACGCATGCGTGGGGTACAGCAATCTGAACGCCTTCGGCGGCTTCCCGTTCGTACCTGTCCCGGAGAGCGTCCGATGATCACCGGCGGGCCAGTGAAGAGCGGCCACTGCATCGTGGGGGCGGACCTCGAGGAGATCATCCCCAACGCGATGGCGGAGAGGTTCCAGCGCGCCGCAGCCGTGGCCGAGGCCATCTCCTGGATCGGGACCCGCTGGGAACACCGGTGCCGCGCGAAGGGCTCCGGCGTCGACTGCGCCATGCTGATCGCGGAGGTGTTCGAGCGGGCTGGAGTCGTGGCCCACTTCGACGCGCCCGAGTACGCGCACGATGCCCACCTCCACCGGGATGCCGAGCTGCTCCAGGCCGAGATCGAGCGGCTCGCCGTGCGCCGGCAGGACGGAGAGGAGCCGCGGCCCGGGGATGTGGTCCTGTTCCGCTACGGCCGCGCCCTGAGTCATGCCGCGATCGTGGTGGCCTGGCCGCGGGTCGTGCATGCGCAGATCCGGCAGGGCGTGATCCTGGACGACGTCCAGGCCAACGCGGACCTGTCCGGCAGGCTGGCCGGAGCGTGGAACCCCTGGGGTGAACGATGAGCGGCCTTTTCGGCAGCGCGAAGAGCGGCAGCGGGGACGCGATCACCGGTCTCCAGGTCGGGACCTCCTCCTACGGCGTGGTGCTCCCGCTGGTCTTCGGCGCGACGCGGATCGGCCCCAACACGGCGTGGATGCCGCACGAATTCTGGAAGGGCTGGCACGACGACAACGGCGCGGGAAAGGGCGGCGGCGGCGGAGATGGGACCCTGAACCATTTCTCGCAGGGCGTCATGCTCGCGATTTGCGAGGGGCCGATCCCGGGGCTCGGTCGCGTCTGGCGCGACAAGGAGGTCTTCTCCTCGCTCTCCCAAGTGGAGCTCGGCAGCCCCTTCTCGCTCTTCCTTGGCGCGCGCCCTCAGTCGCCCTGGTCGTTCCTCGCGTCCGGCAGCCTGACCGACTCGCGCAACTTCACGGCCACGGTGTCGGTCGGAACGACCTCCATCACGATCGCCGACCCGTGGTTCTCGGACGCGGACCCGAGCGCGGTGACGGTGGTATCGGGATACAACGTCACCCAACAGTACAGCGTGCAGTCTTTCCAGACGGTGACGATCTCAACGCCGCTGACGCGCGTCACCGGAACGCCTGGCGCTGGACAGTTCCAGCTCGTGGGTCAGATCGTGAACCTGGGCACGCTCCCGGGCCCGGCCGGCGACAAACAGGTGGTGGTGTCCTACGGCCTCAACGTCCCCTATTCGAAGTGGGCGCTCGGCTACGGCGGGACCACCTACGTGGCGAGCGCCGGGCTCGATCTTGGCAGTTCCAACGCGCTGAAAAACTTCTCGTTTGAACCGCTCGGCTTACTGTCGGGCGGGATCGTCACGGACGTGAACCCGGCCGACGTGGTCAACGTCTTCCTGACCAACGCGGTCTACGGGGCGGGCTGGGACACGGCCCGAGTCGACGCGGTGAATGGGCTCGATGGTACGGCGGCGAGCGGGTTTCAGCGCTACTGCGCCCAGTCCGGGCTGCTCCTGTCGCCTGCGTTCACTGAGCAAAAGGCCGCCCTTGAACACCTGTCGTGGGTGCTGGAGGCGAGCAACGCCGAGCCGCTCTGGGCGAACGGCAAGCTCTCGATCATCCCGATGGCGGAGGCGCAGATCGGGACGTTCGTTCCGGTGACCTCGCCCCAGTACGACCTGACGCCGGACCACTTCCTTGGTGAGGACGGCGGCGCGGTCGAGGTCGAGAACCAGTCCTCTGCCGACGTGCTGAACATCTTCCCCGTCGAGTACCTCGAGCGGAATCCGACCGCGGACCCGGTGACTGGGGCTCCGGCCGACCCAGCCGCGCCTTACAACGTCTGCACCGTCGAGGAGCCGGAGGCGGCCGACTCGTCGCTCAACGGCGAGAAGCGCGCCCCGGCCGCGTCGCTCCACTGCATCACCACTGGCGCGGTCGCGCAGGCGATCAGCCGGATCAAGGCGCAGCGCTCGGTCTACTACGAGTCGAAGACCTACCGCTTCTCGCTCGGTGCCCGCTTCTCGATGCTGGAGCCGACCGACCTCATCACGTTGACCGATTCGAACATGGGCCTCGATCACGTCACGGTGCGAATCCGCACGATCGAGGAAGACGAGGACGGCGACCTTCACGTCGAGGCTGAGCCTTGGCTGGGCACGCCGCACCCGACCCTGCACGCGACCCAGACGCCGGACGGCGGCGGTGCGAAGGTCAACGCCTACCCTTACTCGGCGAACCCTCCGATCATGGTGATGCTGCCGGCCGCGATGACCTCCGGGCCGACCATCGCGATCGGCACCTCTGGCGCGTCCAAGGACTGGGGCGGCGCCGAGGTCTGGACGTCGTGGGACGGGTCGTCCTTCGCTTACGCGGGAGACGTGCGCCCATGCGTCCACGGCCGCCTGACGAGCGCCCTCGCGGCCGGGGCGCCGCTCGACACGACCGGCACCCTCCAAGTGGACCTGTCGCTGTCGAGCGGGCAGCTCCCCGGCGCCACCGCAGGGGACCGCGACGGGTTCGTGACGGCGTGTTGGGTTGACGGCGAGGTGGTGAGTTACGCCACGTCGGCGCTCGTCTCCGGGTACACCTACAACCTGACGAGCCTTCGGCGCGGGGCCTACGGTACGGTCTCTGGCGCGCACCTGGCCGGGTCGTCGTTCCTGCGCCTGAACTCCAACGTGCTCCAGGTGCCGATTCCGGCATCGCGCGCAGGCGGAACACTGTACGTCAAACTGGCCTCGTTCAACCTGACCCGGTCGGCCATGCAGGACATTTCGTCCGTGCCGGTCTACGCCTACGCGATCCCCGCGTCCGCGACCGCTCCGGACGTGCTGTCGCTGCCGATCAAGATCTCCTGGGACCAGTTCGACGTTGGGGACTGGATCCTGGGCACGGCAGCCGGGAAGCTCTCGCTCCAGTCGGGCGCGGTGCTCGGTGGAAACGTCCTCCGCTGCGCCGGTGGAGAACTGTGGATGACCACGCGCCGCAACCTGCCCGTCGACGCGGCGAAGGTCTACAAGCTCCACGTCCGGTACAGGCAGGTCTCGGACCCGGTCACCGGGCACAAGTACTTTACGGCGGGTCTCGCGGGTGTTGCCGCGGACGGGATCACGCTCGTCGACAAGACCGGCGGCACGACGCTGACCGCGCAGCACTTCTATCCGGACTCGGTCCAGAACGTGGCCGGCGACGGGTGGCACGACTATGTGGCCTACTGGTACGGGCTCGCGGCGACCGGCACCAACGGTGGGACGACGAGCGCTGCCGCGGGCCAGCTCCAGACCAACGTGCGCTACGTGCGCCCCTTGCTCGCGTTCAACGTCGGCGGGGGCGATTCGACGATCGAGGTCGACTCGCTCGACCTGGAGGAGGTCTCTCAGGCCGAAGATCTCGCAGACGGCGCGGTCACCCTCCCGAAGCTCTCTGTGGGCTACGGGATGAACATCCTAAGCAATGGGGATTTCTGCGCGGCGTCACAGGCGAGTATCCCGGTTGGCTGGGGGTACTCCGTGGGGTCCTACGGGACGCACGGATCGAGGGGCGTGAACTTGGCGGATGATTGGACGCTAGGCAGGAGCGCGACGGACCTCACCAACGCGCAAGGGCGCAACACCGCCTGGCTTCACCAGGACAACGGCCCGCAGAACTCCGCCTGGTTTCAGTCGATGTACATGCAGAACATCCCGGCAATCGCGGGTCAGAACTATATCGCGTCGGTCTACTCGGGCGCTCATCGGTGCCGCGTCACCGTGATGATGCGCTTCCTGGACTCGACCGGAACGAACCTTGGAGAGGTCGGCAACGGGACGGCGGATGCCTCGTGTAATCGATCCGCGATGAACGGTGGAGACAACCTGGGAGCGTACGTCCGCATCTACTGCGCGGGCGTTGCTCCGGCCGAAACCGCCTTCGTTCAGTTCGAGTTCCGGAAGTGGGACACCGACACCAGCTATACCGACTCCTACGGCTTCTTCTGCCGCGCGCAGCTCGAGCCGGTGGGCCCGAACGTCACCGTCCCCTCGCCCTGGTGCTCGGCGGGGCGGACCATCATCGACGGGTCGGGGATCGTCGCCGGGACGATGCGGACCACCAACTACGCCGAGGACGGCTCGGGCAACCCGACCGCGGGCGCGAAGCTCGACCACACCGGGACGGCGCTCAAGGTGGCGCCGGCCAACCTCCAGGTGGGCGCGTCCTTCATGACCAGCCTGTGGCAGGTTCGCATCTGCTGCTCCATTTCCCTGAGCGCGCCGACCCTTGATGGTGGATCCCTGGGTGTGTCCAGCGTCACGACGGCGTCACTCACGGAACTGGCCGGTCAGTACGGCATCGTTGTGAACTTGAGCACCACCGTTCCCGTGGCAGCGCAGGCGATCACGAACATGAGCGGCGCAGGATCGTTTGGGGCCACGGTGCGCGTGTGCGGCGTAACCATTTCGTTTGGTCGCGTCGTAGCGTATCACCTGGCGCTATCTAACGGCTCCGGGACCCTCCAGGACGCCCGCACGTATGGCGCCGGGGCTGCGGTGGTGCTGATTGTCGCGGGGGTGACCGAGTAGCGCCTACGACGGCGGGACGAACCATCGGCAAAGCGCGGTGGGCGTGAACCCTCCGACCGTCGCATCCCAACAGCACATCTGCGCCTGGCGCATGTCGTGGCCCGGAGTCGACACCGTGATGGGGTAGCAGTCTCCGTCGGCAGGGGTGGAGCCATCGCCCTCAGTCCCCCCGCACCCCACCGCCGCCAGCACCAGGGCCACCAGGATCGCGCGCTTCAC